CTTATGAATCTGCTGTTCAAACTTTATCACAGCCAGAAGAAGTTATCGAATTAGATGAAGATACAACAGATATCGAATCACTATTTACTGAAACGCATTTTGATGATAAAGTTGCTAATGTAATGGACAACTTAAAAACATTATCAATTAAAAGAAAAGCATTTGAAAGTTATCTAACAAAAGCAATAGCAAAAGAAACATTTAGTAATCTCAAAAATTTATTAAGCGAAAGCGACATCATGGACTTTGCTACACCTGGTGCTAAACTTGGATATCAAGTTAGCCAATTAGGTTATGCGGCAAAAGATCCTAAGTTAGGAAATTACTTACAAGGTATCAGTAGAAAACTCAACACTGGCGGAGGTTTAAGCCAATTTGAGTATGGTACTATTAAAAGTTGTCTTTTAGGAGCAAGAGAAAATGCAGTAGCACATACTTCGGCGCCTATGACACCAGAAGCTCAATATGAGAGTTTCTTAAACCAATTTGTAGACTAAACTGCAATAAAAATACTAAATAAGATTGTTAGAAAAAAGATTTAACTAAAAGGTTGACTTTTTTCTATCTTGGCATTAATATAATAAAACAGTTATGATTATCATAACAACATGGCTAACATGGCACATATAAGGAGAAAACATTATGGCATCATTAGCAGATATACGAGCAAAGCTCGCCGCAATGGAGAACAAAGGTTCTTCGAATTCACCAACCCAAAGCGATAACGCAATTTACCCTTTTTGGAACATTGACGAAGGCAGTAGCACTGTACTTAGGTTCCTTCCTGATGGTAATCCAAATGCAGATTTCTTTTGGGTAGAACGACAAATGATTCGTTTAACATTCCCTGGAGTAGTTGGAGGAGACAGCAAGCCTGTAACCGTACAAGTACCATGCATGGAAATGTATAACGAAACATGTCCAGTACTAACTGAGGTAAGACCTTGGTTTAAAGATCCAAGTCTCGAAGACATGGGTAGAAAATATTGGAAGAAGAGAAGTTACATTTTCCAAGGATTTGTAAATGAGAATCCTTTAAATGAAACTGCTCCTGAAAATCCTATCAGACGTTTTGTAATTGGACCTCAAATCTTTAATATTATTAAAAGTGCGTTAATGGACCCTGATATGGAAAACATTCCAACAGATTATGTAAATGGTACTGATTTCCGTTTAACTAAAACTTCAAAAGGTCAATACGCAGATTACTCTACAAGTAAATGGGCTAGAAAAGAAAGTGCATTAACTGAAGAGCAGTTAGCGGCTATTGATACACATGGTCTTTTTGACTTGAATGATTTCCTTCCTGCTAAACCAACAGCAGAAGGTGTACAAGCGATTGCAGAAATGTTTGAAGCAAGTGTTAACGGTGATCAATATGATCCAGCAAAATGGGCCAACTTTTATAAGCCCTATGGACTTGATACAGGATCTACTACACAATCAACAGTTGCACAGGCTCAACCTGCTCCAGCAGTATCACAGCCTGCAACAGAGAGTGTGGCTCCTGTAACAGAACCAGTTGCAGAAACAGTTGTAGAGACTCCTGCTCCAGCACCAGCGGCTGAACCAGTAGCGAGTGCTCCAGCAGAAGATAGCGGAAAGAAATCAGCAGATGACATTCTTGCAATGATTCGTAACAGACAATCTTAAGGAGTTACATCATGCAGAAACCATTTGACTTAACTAAGTTCCGTACTGGCATCACTAAATCTATTAGTGGTATCAGTGCAGGATTCCACGATCCACAGGATTGGATTAGCACAGGCAATTACACACTAAACTACTTAATTAGTAGCGACTTTAATAAAGGAATTCCATTAGGAAAGGTTAGTGTTTTTGCAGGTGAATCGGGTTCTGGTAAATCGTTTATATGTTCAGGTAATATTGTAAAGGCGGCACAAGATATGGGCTGTCAAGTTGTATTATTTGACTCAGAAAACGCTCTCGACGAAGAGTGGTTGCAGGCACTTGATGTTGACACATCACCTGAAAAACTATTAAAAATTGGTGTTTCTATGATCGATGATGTTGCAAAAGCAATTTCAGAATTTATGAAAGACTATAAAGCAAACTACAGCGATCTTCCTTATGAGGAAATGCCAAAGTTAGTGTTTGTTGTTGATAGTTTAGGTATGTTGTTAACACCAACAGATGTAGATCAATTCCAAAAAGGTGACATGAAAGGTGACATGGGTAGAAAGCCTAAGGCATTAACTGCCTTGGTTAGAAACACTGTTAACCAAATTGCACCGTTTCCGATTGCTCTTATTGCCACTAACCACACTTATGCATCACAAGATATGTTTGACCCAGATGATAAAATCTCAGGTGGTCAAGGCTTTATCTATGCATCTTCAATTGTTGTAGCAATGAAAAAACTAAAACTAAAAGAAGATGAAGATGGTAATAAAACATCTACAGTGCAAGGTATTAGAGCGGCATGTAAAGTGATGAAATCACGTTATGCAAAACCGTTTGAAGGTGTACAGATTAAAATTCCTTATGAGACAGGCATGGACCCATATAGTGGCCTATTGGAAATGCTTGAATCAAAAGGCATTGTGGAGAAAGTTGGTAACAAACTTTCATATGTATCACCTGTAACCGGTGAGGAAATAAAGGAGTTCAGAAAAGGCTGGACTGGTGAGAAACTTCAGATAATTATTGACGAATGGGGTCAGAATCCGATTGCTCAAAACGAGTTAATCGACGATCCTATTGCAGATGATTTTGAACCAGAACCAGAGGAGTATATTGATGAATCCTGAAGTAGAACTACTTTATGAAGCATGGGATAAAGTTAAAGCATATATCCCTAAAAAAGATAAGTTGCATGTTGCAGAAGAATTAGTTCGTGTATTTGAAAACACCGTTGGCCTCGATGAGGTTGAGGAAGAACTAAACTCTTTTGATAGTGTAATGAAAGCGGCAATAGTTAGTCATCTAGATATTGGCTTCGAAGAAGAAGAAGATGACGACGATTACGAATATTAGGAACATACATGAGTACTTGGTATAACAAAGTTGTAAGCGATTTAGGAAATATAGTTCCGGCTATCGAATATTTTGAAAAAGAACTTACCGAAGCCAGGTATGAATGTTCGATCAAGGGGTCACTGGAGAGATCCAGTGCCTCCCTTCCTGGTATTACAGAATACCGCTTTAACCAACTACAAGAAATAGAAGCAATACTAGAACACATCAATATTGAACTTCGCAAGGAACGTTCTAAAACATTTCGTAAGTATTTAGAAAGTTATAATAGACAATTAAGTAGTAGAGATGCAGAAAAATTTGTAGACAGTGAAGACAGTGTAATTACATTGACACATGTAGCAAATCAATTTGCGTTACTGCGAAATCAATTTTTAGGTATCATGAAAGGATTAGATACTAAGCAGTGGCAAATAGGTCACATCACAAGACTTAGAACTGCTGGTATGGAAGATGTTGTGATAGACTAATGAAACAATACAGATATGATTTAATTGATTGTTACGAAAAGACTTGGGATAATTTTGAGGATTTTACACAAACTTTAACCAAAGATCTTGTTTACGATTTACAAACCATATCTCCAGATCAAGTAAAAATACATTTTCAATATCCCGCCGAAAGCACTCTATTAGTAGTAAACGGTAAATGGTTTATGGATAGTATCCATGATTTTGCAAATAATCATAATATACCTTTACAAAATATTACATTTAGAGGCACAAATCCTAAACTTGTAGAAACATATAATTTTTGGCATAGACAGTTTCGATATACTGAAGATAAAATAAACTTAGAGTTAGATTGCTTTGGATTAAGATTATACAATAAAGGAATGTACAAAAATCATATTGGAGATAAAGTATTTCATCCTACTGCTCCTTTTGAACAAAT